CCCCACGGTCACCAACTACGTTGAAACGCCTTACACTGCCACCATCTCGGCGGGCGCAATTACTTTAGATTTAACTAATGGTACTGTGCAATTTATTACTTTTGGTGCAGCCAGTGCAACTATAACCATGCCAACGGCAGTTTCTGGTAAATCATTTACTTTGTTTTTAAAGCAGGATTCAGTAGGTTCTCGTGCCGCGACATGGACTACGGTGTCATGGCCCTCAGCTACAGCGCCAACTTTAACCACTACAGCAAACAAATTGGATAAGTTTGTATTTACAAGTAACGGTACAAGTTGGTTTGGCTCTACTGCTGGTCAAAACTACACCTAAAGGTTTGTTATGTTTTCAAGTAGCGGCACACAGGTTAGTTCATCGACAACGCCTAAAGTATTGGCGGTAGGATACGCAGTAACTCCATTTATTACCGCCTACTCATGGGGTACAAGCGGATTTCGGGGTATTTACAGTAACCCAGCTACGTTACCTACTGGCACTGGATTCAGCGTAGCTTTTAGTCCAAATAGCGCTAGTATTGCTGTAGCTCACGATACAACTCCATTTGTTAGTGCATACCCTTGGTCTGGTAGTGGATTTGGAACTAAATACTCTAACCCAGCTACGTTGCCTACAGGCAATGGACTTGGCGTAGCCTTTAGCCCAGATGGCGCTAATATCGCCGTAGCTCACAATACAACACCTTATGTATCTGCTTACCCGTGGTCTGGAAGTGGATTTGGAACTAAATATACTAATCCAGCTACATTACCTACTGGTAATGGAAATAAAGTAGCATTCAGTCCTGATGGATTAGCTATAGCTGTTGCTCACACTACAACACCTTTCGTAACAGCCTATCCTTGGTCTGGAAGTGGATTTGGCACAAAGTATTCTGATCCGGCTACACTGCCAGCGGGTAATAGCAGTGGCGTAGCCTTTAGCCCTGATGGATCAGCTATAGCCGTAGCAAGTAATTTAACTCCATTCATTACCGCTTACCCTTGGTCAGGCTCTGGCTTTGGCACAAAGTATTCTGACCCAGCTACATTGCCTGTTGGCAGTGGAAACAGTGTAGCCTTTAGTCCTGATAGTTCTGCTATAGCTGTTGCTCACTCTAATACACCCTATATCACTGCATATCCTTGGTCAGGTAGCGGTTTTGGGACTAAGTATTCAAACCCCGCTACATTGCCTGCGGCTACTGCACTTATCGTAGCCTTTAGTCCTGATGGATTGTCTATAGCAGTAGGTCATAATGCTACACCATTTGTAAATGCTTACCCTTGGAGTGGTAGTGGCTTTGGAACTAAATACGCTGATCCAACATCATTGCCTCCAGCTACGGTGCGATCCTGTGCATGGGGTACAGTTGGTAATATAAAGTATTCTCAATTTTTGGCTGTTGCTCATACTTCAACACCATTTATTACGGTTTACCCGTGGAGTGATGCGTTGGGTTTTGGAGTTAAATATGCTAACCCAGCTACATTACCTCCAAGCCAAGGGGTGAGCGTAGCTTTTAGTCCTAGTGGTTCTGCTATAGCTGTAACTGATGCTTCCACACCTTATATTACTGCCTATCCTTGGTCTAGTAGTGGATTTGGAACTAAGTATTCAAACCCAGCCACATTGCCAATAGGACAAGGAAATAGTGTAGCCTTTAGTCCAAATGGTGCTGATATTGCCATAGCTCATACTACATCGCCATATATAACAGCATATCCTTGGTCTAGTTCTGGTTTTGGAACTAAATATTCTGATCCAGCTACGCTTCCAACAGGACAAGGAAATGGCGTAGCATTTAGTCCAAACAGTGCTAATATTGCTGTGGCTCACACTACCACACCCTATATTTCAGTCTACCCTTGGTCTGGCAGTGGATTTGGAACTAAATATTCTGACCCAGCATCCGCGCTTTCGGGAGATGGCTTGAGTGTAGCTTTTAGCCCTGATAATTCCACAATTGTAGTAGGGCACAGCAATACACCAAATATTAGCGCTTACCCTTGGTCTGGCAGTGGATTTGGAACTAAATATGCCAACCCCTCCACCTTGCCAACGGGTCTTGGTAAGGGCGTAGCTTTTAGTCCTAACAGTTCCGAAGTTGCGGTTTGTCACAATATCACGCCGTTCATTACCACATATCCTTGGTCAGGTTCTGGATTTGGAACTAAATATGCTAATCCAGCTACATTACCTACAGGTACCGGAACTAGCGTAGCCTTTAGCCAAAATGGTGGTGCAATAGCTGTAGCTCACAGTATTACACCGTTCACCACTGCATATCCTTGGTCTGCTAGTGGGTTTGGGACTAAATATACTAATCCATCTACACTTCCTCCTGCTGCTGGATTTGGAATATCTTTTGGACAAATTACTACTTAACATAAAGGAAAATCATGGAAACTGAAACCAAACCTCAAACTCGTGAAGAAATTTTGCAAGCATCTTTGGATGCCCGGATTCAAGAGGTCATGCACTACCAGATCAACATTGACAACTACACGTTGGCTTTGGAAGAAATAAGCAAGTTGCCGCCTGATGAGCGCCATGAACTGTTAGCTTTTACTGAGCAGTTGCATACACTGTTTGCGTCTGAAAAGATTGAACAGAAAAAAGCCAAGATTATGTTGGCGGTTATAAAACAACAAGTGGGGTGACTCTATGTTTGCACTTATTGAAAATGGTGCGGTCAAACAATATCCGTACAGCATTAACGATATAAAACGCGCTAATCTTAATACCAGCTTCCCCGCTGATGTTAGCGATACGTTGATGGCTGAGTACGGGGCTATGCGGGTGTATTTTGCCACGCAACCTACTTTGTCGGACACGCAAGTGCTGGTAGAAGACACGCCCGTATTTGATGTTGACGCACAACGTTGGACACAAGTGTGGCAAGTGCGGGAAATGACAACTGAAGAAGTGACGCAGCGTTTTGACAATGCGGCATCTGCCATTCGCCAACAACGTGACAGCAAGCTAGCTGAATCTGATTGGACTCAACTTGCCGATAGCACCGTAGATAAGTCTGCATGGGCAACCTACCGCCAAGCGTTGCGTGATGTACCTAGCCAAACTGGGTTTCCGTGGGACATTACTTGGCCTGCTGAACCATGATAAATGCGCTTGCTTCTTCTAATTTTTCTGGCGCTGATTACAGTGTCATCGGCAGAGGACAGGCTCATGCTGTCTGCAACGCCGCCAGAGAAGTTGGAAAAGCCCAAGCCGATACAAAGCTGCTCGGTATACGACCTTTATGTGATGGCGTGGACGATACACGACCCAATGGAGCGGCGCATAGCCATGCTGGACTGGCTGGATAAAAATGTATGCAGTACCAAAAACTACGAGGATATTTGGAACTCATTGGGGGAATGGGCAGGCGCATCAGACAATGCTTTGCTACGCGCAAAGGTAATACAGGGGTACGAGAAAGCGTTAAAGAGGGAAAACAAATGAACGAAAACATCAAAGCTAGGTTGACGTTTGCAGTGACCTTGATGGTCAGCGCCACCCTTTGTATCTCTGTACTGGGCATGGTTGGCGCATTCCTAATGGGATTGTGGTCAAAGGAAGTAGACAACAGCGAAATCTTCAAGTTGCTGTCTCCTGCGTTTCAAACCATCATTGGTGGATTCATTGGCTTGTTGGCTGGTGTGAAGTTGTCCCACGACGAGGACGAACCCCCTTGCAAGAAAAAGGATTGATATGCTTGAACTATTAGGCGGCGGTATCTTTGGCTCCCTGCTTGGGGGCATTTTTCGTTTGGCACCCGAGGTTCTGAAGTGGATGGACAAGAAGAACGAGCGTACCCATGAACTGGCTATGTTTCAGCAGCAGTGCCAATTGGAGACCCTGCGTGGTCAGCAGAAGCTGGCTGAGATCGGTGCACAGCGTGAGGCGACGGTAGACGCTGGCGTTATGGATGCGTTTAACTCTGCGATTGAGCAGCAGACCGAAATGGTCAAAGTTGCTGGGGGATGGGTAGCCAGCCTGTCCGCATCCGTCCGCCCTGTGGCAACCTACTGGATTTTACTGCTGTGGAGCTTTGCTCATATCTGGTTTGCTTGGACTGCGTGGGCGGCTGGTGCGCCACCAGAGGCTGTGTTTAAACTCATCATGTCGGCTGACTTTGCTGCTCTGGTATCTGGAACACTAAACTACTGGTTTCTCGACCGCACACTGGCAAAACGTGGGCTATGAACTTAGAGCTTGCCGCAGCACTGTGCAAACAGTTTGAGGGCTTTAGGGGTAAACCCTACCTCTGCCCTGCGGGTATACCCACTATTGGTTACGGTAGTACCTATTATGGGAGTGGTGCAAAGGTTGCACTAACTGACCCACCAATGTCAGAACCAGATGCCACGCAATTACTATTCAACGAACTACACCATAACTACCTACCAGCGGTGCTGCGCCACTGCCCCATACTGCTTACCGACGAGCGCAAGTGCAACGCCGTCGTAGATTTTGCTTATAACTTAGGCACAGGCCGGTTGCAGACAAGTACACTCAAGCGTAAAATCAACGCGCAAGACTGGGACGGGGCCAAAGAGCAGTTAATGCTCTGGACAAAAGGCGGTGGACGAGTCTTGCCGGGGTTACTTAAACGCAGAACTGCCGAATGCCGATTATTGGATTGACCCATGCCATTACAAAAACTGACGTTGAAGCCGGGGGTTAACCGGGAAAACACTCGGTACACCAACGAGAACGGCTGGTATGAGTCCGACAAGATTCGGTTTCGCCAAGGCACGCCTGAGAAAATTGGTGGCTGGGAGCGTATTTCTGGCAATACGTTTATTGGTATTTGCCGGTCTCTTTGGAATTGGGTAACGCTGGCTGGCGCAAACCTGATGGGCGTAGGCACTACATCCAAGATGTACATTGAGAACGCTGGGTCTTATTACGATATCACCCCCATCCGCGCAGAAGACACGCTGACTAATCCGTTTGCCACCAGCACAGCAACTAACTCAGGTGGGTACACCACAGTAACGGTAACGGACGCTACGGGCGGTTTTACTGATGGGGCCTATGTAACTTTTTATGGTGGCACTGCGATAGGCGGGGTTACGGTGTCGGGTGAGTACAGCCTTACTTTTGTTGATGCGTCCACTTATACAATCCGTGTTTCTGGCACTGCATCTTCCTCAACTACTGGAGGCGGCACCGTCTACGCTGTCTACCAACTCAACCCCGGCGGCGCTACATTTACTCCGACTATTGGCTGGGGCGCGGGCACTTGGGGCGGCGGAGTTTGGGGTATTGGCACGGTAAGTCCTACTGTGGTTGCTCCAATCCGCATTTGGAACCAAGTTAACTGGGGCCAGAACCTTTTGTACGGTGTAGCCGGTGGGCCTTTGTACTACTGGGATGCCTCTATTGGGTACTCCGCCCCCACAGTCACGATGACAATTGCTACCCCTTGCGTAGTCACATCTACCGCCACGCTTGCGGACTTAACCCCAATTACATTTGCCACCACTGGAGCTTTGCCGACTGGTTTATTGCCCGGCATAACCTATTACGTTCGCTACCTGACCAGTACCACATTTAACCTATCGTCCACCCCCACAGGCGCGTTAATTAATACATCTGGTACGCAGTCCGGGGTGCAGAGCATATCCCCTCGTGGTGTTTTGGTGTCGTCTTTGGCGGGTGCAGATAACTATGTGCCGCTGTACCAGAACGTGTTTACGGTGTCGGATGCCAGCCGCTTTGTGTTGGTATTTGGAACCAATGATTACGGCAGCACGGTGCTTGACCCCATGCTCATCCGCTGGTCGGATCAGGAGTCTTTGACCACTTGGTACCCGGCAATTACCAACCAAGCGGGTAGTGTGCGGCTGTCCCACGGCTCCAAGATTGTGTCCGTATTACAAAGCCGCCAAGAGATTTTGGTGTGGACGGACTCCACCTTGTATTCTTTGCAATACCTTGGGCCACCAGTAGTTTGGGGCAACCAGCTTCTTGCAGACAACGTTTCCTTGATTAGCCAGAACGCCCCTGTTATTGCTTCCGGTGTAACTTACTGGATGGGCGTGGACAAGTTCTACAAATACGACGGGCGGGTGCAGACTCTTAACTGCGACCTGCGCCAATATGTTTACGGGGATATCAACCTCACTCAATCGGTGCAGGTGTTTGGCAGTACCAACGAGGGCTTTAACGAGGCTTGGTGGTTTTACTGCTCAGAGGAAAGCAACGTAATTGACCGCTACGTCATCTACAACTATATTGAGAATGCTTGGTATTACGGCACTATGGGCCGCACGGCTTGGATTGATACCGGCCTGCGCAATTACCCAGTGGCTGCGACTTACTCCTACAACCTTGTAAACCACGAGTCCGGCGTAGATGACAACACCACGGGAACTCCGGCGGCAATTGAAGCCACTATCACCAGCGCTCAGTTTGATATCGGTGACGGCAACAACTTTGCTTTTGTCTGGAGGATGCTGCCTGACTTGACATTCCGTGGCTCTACGGACGGAACAACCCCCGCGCTGACTATGCAGCTTCTGCCTTTGCAAAACTCAGGTTCTGGGTATAACGATCCCAAATCGGTGGGCGGCACAAGCTCAGACGCTTCTCAGGCAGTCACAGCTACGCAGACATACCCAATTGACTTGGATACCTATAACGGGCAGATCTACATCCGTATCCGTGGGCGGCAGATGGCTATGCGCATTACGTCCAACCAGATTGGTACTCAGTGGCAGCTAGGTAGCCCCCGTATAGATATCCGCAATGACGGTCGTCGAGGCAGCGCATGACCTACATAGTAACTTCGGAGTACGTCCTCAATCAGGCAGTTGCCCCGCGTTTGCCTGCGGCTACGCTTGAGTACGATGTCAACTATATAAACCAGCTTAACAACGTCTTGCGGCTGTACTTCAACCAGTTGGACAATATTCTGGGGCAGATAAAGGCATCTACTGATGTTCCTCCTTTAACTAACTATACTGTTGCAACACTCCCTAGCGCAGTTACATCTGGCAAGGGAGCGCGGTCTTTTGTCACTGATGCCCTAGCGCCAGTATTTGGGTCAACCGTTGTTACTGGCGGTGCAGTTGCTGTACCTGTGTATTCTGACGGTACTAACTGGAAGGTTGGCTAATCATGCCAAATAGCGCAGCTTTTACTTCATCTGTTACCGCCGCGCCTGTAGCGGGGCCGAGTATGGCTGACCTCATGGGAGGGACAGTTCAAGTTACAAAACCGCCTAGTATTCTGGCGTTGGAGCAGCAGATTGGAGGAACAATTGTTCCTGTGTACCAAACTGGGACTATTGCTCGTGGTCAAGGTGGCGCTTCCCAAACTGTTGAATATGGCGAACCCATCGGTTACAGGATTGACCCCGGTAATAGTTCTTACGTAAATTTTGATGCTAGTGGAAATTACACTGGGACAGAAGCACGCGGTGGCGTACTTAGTGGATACGAGCCAATCATCTTAGCAGCACTAAGCGGCGGTGTATTAGGTCCATATGGGCAAGTTGGTGGGCAAGTATATAGTGCTGCAAATGCTATAAATAGCGGAAACGTTGCTGGTGGTATAGCTGGTTTATTAGGAGCTGGATCAGGTATCCCCGGGCTAGATGCTAGTACAGTAAGTACGCTACAAAACACGGCTTCAGGCATACAAGGCCTAAATGCGTTAGCGCAGGGGAACGTAGGCAATCTTATAGCTACGGGATTAGGTAATAAAACAGTAAGTGGAGCGCTGGGTACTACAGACTTAGGTGGTGGTATCACAGGTACGGATGCAGCCAACGCTGCTTTAGCGATCAATGCGGCTAATAGCGGAAACATAGCCTCTGCGATTTATTCTGTTGGAAAACTAACCAATAGTACTGATACACAAACTGCTGGCGCGGCGCTCAATGTACTTAATGCTATTCAGACTGGAAACATAGGTAATATAGCAAGTACATTCTCGACGCTACAGCAGGTCGCTAATAGCGGAAATCAGGTACTAGGTACTGGGGCTAATCTAGCTAGTATGGGCGGAGGTACTGGACTTACCCCCGGTGCAGGAGGCGAAACTACCTTAGGCTCAAATATTATTGGGTTTAATGACACCAATGCTTTAGACATAAACGCTGGAACAGGCCCCGGCGTGTATATTGGCCCAAGAGAATTATATGCAGGCCAAGGAATACTAGATACAACTAAGTATGATAATTTATTCAACACTACTACATTAGCACCCATAACTGCTTCAACAACCGTTGTTACAGCAGCACCAATAGCTAATGCAGGGGGATATGACGCTAGTGAATTCTCTAATTTAGGTGGTGCATACTCTCCTCAAGATATCATAAAAGCAGTTAATGCTTCTCGCGTTGCAGGTTATACAGACGACGAAATTATCCAAGGTGCGTTAGCTAACTATGGTATTGATTTATCTACTTACTTAGGTAAGGTAACAGTAACCGCCGCCCCTACAGGTAGTACTACTGACT